CGCCTCGCGCCCCCAAGTGGGGGGGGTGTCGGGAAACTACTTACACCTGCTGCAATTGCTCGATGTCCCTGGTTATTTCTTTTAGGAGCCAGGGCCCAGTATTTATACACCTGGGTCGGGTGTTTGTTGACAGAGAAGAGTGAGGGTGTCATGTTGAACGAAATGGGAGATGTTGATTCCTATTTGTTTGAGCTTATATTAATATAATATTAATTAAAATTTTTGTTTTTAATTTAAATAAAGTTAATAATATTACGCTCTTCAGATACAAACATCGGTTTCGCCATGCATTTCAATGGGTTGATCAGGTAGATCAATTACCCCTCCTCTTTTCAATGTTTCTTCTAGATTTGCAATATCAAGCTTGGTGATGCCTCCCACTTTATACAAGTATGTGTAAACGGCATCATCTGAAACTTTGGCTGGTGATTTCCTTAGGCGTGTCTTGTAGTAATATTCATAGCCTAATTCAATCTTTTGTACCTCTTCTTGTGTTAACTGTGGTCCATCACTGAGGTGTATTCTCCTCTTACCCACCTTGGTGTTGAGTTTGTATTTAACCTTTCCATAATGGTGGTAAATAGCATCCACATAAGTTTTGTAAAAAGGCATTTGGTGACACCAGTGCTCCAATCCCTGAGCCTGGTCTATCATATAGTTGACTAATTGAAATTTGTTCATAGCCAAAGCCTTAACGCTCCAGTGCATAAGTGGATACATTCTGTTGGGTAGTCTAACCATTTTGAACTTACCTGCCTCAAATATGACATTCGTTGAACAGAAATCGCAATTTTCAATAGCTGAAGTCTTTAAAAACTTCAGACATAGACCTAACCCATAAGCCTCATTAAGATGTGTGTTTTTCTTGGCCCAGTACTTATAATATAATGCGCTTAAATCACAAGGTGTTTTTGTAAACACAGTGAAATCGTCACCTGAACACCATAATTTGTACTCAAGGCCAGATTGTTGCATTAAGAAATGTTGCACAAAACACATTCTAACAGTATTCATAAGTGTTGTGTCTGTGTCACCTGAACCCACCTTTGCATCTATTAATACTTGCGCGACTAGAGTCTTGCAACCATCAATGTATGCAAATGCTTTGTATTTCTTATGCCGTGTGTTAACCCGTATTTTAAATGCTTCAGGGTCAACGTGATGTATGTGCCCACCATCAATGAGGTAATTATAGATAAGTCTATCCACGTATTTGAGTTCCCAACTCTGAGTTTTGTCCCAACCACTGCCATCACCAAATACTACAAACCTATATCCTTCTTGGTAGTATTGATTTAGCATTGCTTCCTTGTCTTCCCAACTACAACCAGAGGTGTAACCTGGCAAAATCTGTTTCATGATTTTTTCCAGTTTCCAAGTTACAGGGCCCTTAATAAATTTGGTCAAC